GTGGGGCTTGCCAAAAACCAGAAAAGACCTGGCAGGCAATGGGCGCGGAGATATTGCGTTCACAGCGCGTGACCAGACGGCGGACCACGTGCCGGGCGTGTACTACATATCGGAGCCGGCATCCTCCCCGTTGACCGGCGGCGCATGGTCGAAAACGACGATTGATAGTGCTGAAAAGGACTTTCTGCACATCGACTTCGGAGATTTCTTTGAGGGAAACGCTGCCGACACAGATATAGTCATTAACACGGGGGAGGCTGGATCGGGAACAGAAGGCGAGGTCAGGGTTTATAACTCACAGAATTCGTGGACTAGCGAGCAAGTAGTCAGCACAGGGCAGAAATTCAACGTCAATTCTTTGTGGTGGAAAGACACAACAGGAAGGACCGCGATACTGGCGGGGGGTGGTGCCGCCGCGGTATTCCAACATGACAGGCAAGGGTGGGTATCCGGCAAAGCGCTCTCTATCGGCAAGGCTGACGATAACTGGGTACAGCGTGATGACGACGAGGACGGGTTGCCCAGCCTGTACACGGTTCAGTTAAATGCCAATATCAGTAAGTTCGATATTGTAAATGCGATACAGGGCGGCGGGGCTACCGTCCCGATCTTCCGGCACCACTACGAGCAGTTGAGGACCAGATGAGATGCTACGCCTAAGACAATCGACGGCCGCGCAGTCGGTGCTGATCGGGCAGTTCGTCGACGACACGGATGGCGCGACGGCCGAGACCGGACTCACGATTGCGAACACCGACGTTCGCCTCAGCAAGAACGGCGCGGCGCCGGTGGCGAAGAACAGCGGCGGTGCGACCCACCAGGAGCAGGGATTCTACTCGGTCACGCTGGACGCGACGGACACCGACACCGTCGGGCGGCTCCAGCTCTTCGTCAAGATGGCCGGCGCGCTCATCGTGTCCGCGGACTTCGAGGTCGTGGAGGAGGCGGTGTACGACGCGCTGTACGCGTCCGGTGCGACCGGGGACCTGGCGGTGCGGCTCCAGGACGGCGCGCACGGAGGGGCGTCCGCGGTGCTGACCCTAGATCACATTGTGGTCTCGTCGGCGACGGACCACGCGATCGACGCGAAGACCACGGGCGCGGACAAGAACGCACTCAACCTGGAGGCCAACACCGCGAACGGCATCGGCCTGTTCTCGTTCGGCGAGCTGCACGGTGGCGTGCTGGCGAACGCCGGGGCCTCGACCGGCAACGGCCTGCGGCTCGTGGCGAACGGCGACCAGCCGGGACTGGTGGTCCTGTCGTCGTCCGGGGATCCTCTGAACGCCGAGCCAGTGACGCAGATTCGAGACGGGGTGCTGACGAGCCAGATGCTGGAGAGTTACGCCGCGAATGGCGTGGCGCCGACGCTGGTGCAGGCGGTGTACGCGATCCACCAGATGCTCATGCAGTTCGGCATCAGCGGTACGTCCTACACCGTGCGTCAGCTCGACAACGCGACAACGGCGTTCACGGTGACGCTCGACAGCGCGACCGATCCTACGGACGCGTCGAGGGTCTAGCGCGTGGCCGTCGGCCACCTCGTTACCCGAGGGTACGGCACCGGGTCTCTCGCGGGAGACCCGAATCTCGTCGCGCTGCGAGGATACACTAGTCTCGTCGAGACCAGCCCCGACATCACGAAGGGCGTGGAGTTCGACGGCACGCAGAGGGTCGCGCGCTCTAACGTCTCCGGAGCGGCTGATCAGAACGGGATCACGATCTCGTTCTGGTTCAAGCGCGACGGGAACCCGGCGTCTACGGAGCAGCTCTTCCGGGCGCAGAAAGGTGCTGCTGTAGTCGAAACAGAAGTTCAAGTGAAGCTGAACTCTTCTGGCACCCTTGAGGTGGTGGTCGAGGACGAAACCGACTGGCTTGGGCAGGCCGTTGTATCCGGGTTGACGGACGGAGAGTGGCACCACGTCCTAGTGTCTTGGTTCACGACCGGCGGACACTGGCGCGCTGTGGACGGCGTTCGGTCTTCCGTTACTCACACGCGCACACAAACTCCTTCGACGGACTTTGACTTCGCGGTCGTAGGGTCCGCAGCCTCGGGTTCTCAGGCGAATCCGTACTCCGGCTGCGTCGGCGAGCTGTGGCTGCACCACGCGTTTCTGACCGACAGCGACGCCAGCGTAGAGAAGTTTCGCAGTACCGCTGGTGCTCCAGTAGACCTGGGTCAGTCCGGGCAGCTCCCGACGGGCGGGTCTCCCGTGATCTACCTCTCCGGGGGCCCGACGGTGTTCCACGAGAACAACGGAACGGGCGGAGCGTTCACGACTACCGGGACGTTGGTGGTTTGTCCGCTGGAGTTTCCCGCACTACTGAGCCCGGCTTCGTTGGCTCAGCTCCAGGAGCTGACTCAACCGGGCTTGCTCGCAGACTCGGTGCTCAGTCCAAGCGCCCTGGTTCAGCTCCAGGAGCTGACCCAACCGGGCTTGCTCGCAGACTCGGTGCTCAGTCCAAGCGCCCTGGTTCAGCTCCAGGAACTGACTCAACCGGGCTTGCTCGCAGACTCGGTGCTCAGCCCGGCTTCGTTGGCTCAGCTCCAAGAGCTGACCCAACCGGGATTGCTCGCAGACTCGGTGCTCAGTCCAAGCGCTCTGGCTCAGCTCCAGGAGCTGACTCAGGCGGGTCTCCTGATTCCGGGAGATCTCAGCCCAAGCGCCCTGGCTCAGCTCCAGGAACTGACTCAACCGGGATTGCTCGCAGACTCGGTGCTCAGCCCAAGCGCTCTGGCTCAGCTCCAGGAACTGACCCAGCCGGGCTTGCTCGCAGACTCGGTACTGAGCCCGGCTTCGTTGGCTCAGCTCCAGGAGCTGGTCCAGGCGGGGCTGCTTTCCGACTCCGTCCTCAGCCCGGCTTCGTTGGCCCAGTTCCAGGAGCTGGCCCAGCCCGTTCTTCTGATCCCCGGGGAGCTGGTTCCCGACGGGTTGGTTCAGCTCCAACTGCTGACCCAACCGGGCCTGCTTGCGGACTCCGTACTCAGTCCGGCTTCGATGACCCAGCTTCAGCTTCTCTCCCAGCCTGTGCTCGAGGCGCTCGATGAGGGAACGCTGAGCCCGGCGGATTTGACGCAGATACAGATACTGCTTCAGCCCGGGCTGGTATCGGATGCGGTTCTGAGCCCGGCTTTGCTGCTTCAGGTTCAGACGCTTGGCCAGCCTGTGGTTTTGCCGCTGGCGGTGCTGAGTCCGTTGTCGCTGACTCAGCTTCAGGATCTGGCTTCTCCGGGGGTCAGTTTCCGGGAATTGCTTCTGATTGACGACCTGTCGCAGCTTCAGGTCTTGACCCAGCCCGGATTGGCTACAATCGGAGCTGTTGCCCCTGATAACCTGATTCAGGCAAACTTATTGACATCGGCCACCGTTTTTGTTCCGGGGGTGGTCGGACCTTCGTTGTTGTTGGAACTGAGTGTGCCGGAGCTGTTGCGGGTGTTGGATACTTCGCAGGGACTCGTGGTTCGGAATTCGGGTCAGCAGGCCCTGGTAAAAGGAGAGGATTTGTGAAGATCAAGATGCTGAGTGACTACAAGAGTGGGGGGCAGTCGTTCTACACAGATGAGATCCGGGTGGTTCCAGATCACTTCGGAACTCGGTTGGTGAAGAATGGCTTTGCTGAAGATGTGGATGGAAACGTGCCTACGGGTACCAAGCCGACCGGCCCCGTACGCCTCAAGCCGGACGACATCTTTTCGGCTCAGGAGGGCTAAGCGATGGCGAAGTTTGTTGCCGATGAAAATATGGACGCCGCTCTGAACAATGTGAAGGGCAAGGAGGCGTCCCCAGGGCTCACTTTGACGGTCAACGATGCTCAGCCGGCCAACCGTGCGGCGGCAGTATCGGGTGGAGCGAACCACCTTGCCAGCGTAGCGCTTGCAACGGGGGGTGGGGATCTGACGATTGCCGACGGAGATACGGATGGACGCAAGCTCACCGTTGCGGAGAAGGCGGATATTGCGGTCACCGTTTCGGGAGATGCTACGCACGTCACGATTGTGGACGACACGAACCTGCTTCTGATTACGACTACGCCTACGGTTGCGTTGTCTGATGCGGGCACTGTGACGGTGCAGACTTGGAACTGGACGATCCGAGACGTGTCGGCGTAATCATGGCCAGACTTACTGCACGCCAGCGCAAAGCGCTACCTGACTCCGCATTTGCTGGTGGGGTCGATTCGCGCAGGGGAGAGGGGGATGCGAAACGACGTAGGTTTCCGATCCCGGATAAGGCCCATGCACGCGCGGCTCTTCGACTGTTGAACCGCGCTCAGGGTCTTTCTTCTACTCAGAAGGCTCGTATTCGTGCCCGAGCGAACGCAACGCTCGGGAGGAGGGGCAATGCCGATTCTACCTAAGCGAGTTGATACTCCTGAGAAGCGGGCGAAACGCAAGCTCAAGCGTCGACGCGCGAAAGAAACTCGTCCTCCCTCGAGGTAACACACCATGGCTGGGGGTGATGTTCAGACTCAACGAGTGAAGGCACTCGATAACACCGCGCATTATTCACGAATGCGTGATTCTGGGCATCTTGATTATCTTCAGAAAGCCCGTCGTTGCGAGGATTTCCTTGCTGGTAAGCAGTGGGATCCCGCTGTGCTTGCGAAACTCCAGGCGCAAGGACGCCCCGCGCTGACAATCAACAAGATCTTCCCCTCCACCATGACCATGATGGGGGAGCAGCTCCAGAATATGGTGGATGTCGCGTTTCGCCCGACTGCTTCAGGAAACGAAGAAACGGCGAAGGCATTGGATGTTGCATGGCTTCATGTGGCGAACTCCAACATGCTCGATTGGATTCGAGCAGAGGTGTTCGATGACGGAGCGATTACGAGCCGTGGATTCTTCGACCTGCGGATGTCGTTTGATGATAATCTGAGGGGGGATCTGAAGATCTCTCGTCCTAATAATCGAAACGTGCTGCTGGATCCGGATGCGAGCTCGTACGACCCGGATAATTGGGACGAGGTTGTCATTACGAAGTGGCTGCAGCCGAACAAGGTTGCTGCTCTGTACGACACAGCAAAAGCCAAGGAACTGGAGAGCCGAGCATCTACGGATATGTCGCTCGGACACGATTTTCTCGATGTTCCTTTGGCTCGCTTCGGGGGGCGGCAGTTTTTCGGGTCTGTCGTATCTCCAGACCAAACAAAGAAGTTCGTACGTGTCATTGAACGCCAGCACAAGGAGCTGGTCTGGAGGGAGCATTTCGTAGATCGGGTTACGGGCGAAGCGCGGCTCATTCCGCGTACCTGGGAACGCGCCCGTGTGGCTCGTGTCCTCGAAACAGTTCCTGACCTCACCGTTCTGAGACTTCAATCGTTCATCATCCGGTGGACGGTATCTGCGTTCGACCTGCTCCTGTTCGACGCGGAAAGCCCATACAAGCATTTTACGGTGGTCCCGTATTTCCCGCTGCTCGTATCTGGCAACACCATGGGGCTCGTGGAGAGCCAGCTAGGGCCGCAGGAAACTTTGAACAAGACGACCTCCCAGGAGCTTCATGTAATTAACACCACCGCGAACAGTGGTTGGAAATTGAGAGAGGGGTCATTACGGAACATGGAACCTCATGAGCTCGAGCAACGTGGAGCAGAGACGGGCCTCGTGCTTGTGTTGGATGACATAAATAACATCGACAAGATTGCTCCGAATCAGATTCCGACTGGTCTCGATCGTGTGTCGCAACGAGCGCGGCAGGATCATTTCGAGGTATCGTTGGTCAACAAGTCCCAGCTCGGTATTGATCGAGAGGATGTATCCGGCAAGGCGATTGAGCGCAAGCAGCTACGTGGCCCTGTGAATCTGGGCAAGGCTCTCGCAAATCTGGTTCGTTCCGAGCACATGCTGGCTCGTAATGCTGTGGATCTCATTCAGGCGTTCTGGACTGAGGAACGCATGCTCCGGGTGACGCGGAAGAATCGCGGTCGCGACGAAACAACGGATATCGTGATCAATCAGATGACTCCTGAGGGGAACGTGGTCAATGACGTGACTCTTGGTGAGTATCAGGTGATTACGTCCACGGTATCTTTGCGGGAACAGCAGGAAGATACGGAATTCGATCAAGCTTTGGCTCTCCGTCAGCTCGGAATTGATATATCCGATGAGCGCTTGATTGAGTTGAGCCGGCTGCGGAATAAGAAGGATGTATTGGAGGATCTGCAGTCGTCTCAGCAGGCCCGGGCAGAAGACCTCGAGCGAGAGCGGGCGCTCAAGCAGGCTGAGCTCGAAAAAACCCAGGTGGATACGGAAGTACGGAAGACGGACGCTGCGGAGAAGGTGGCTCGAGCGCAGAAGTCCGGAGTAGAATCGCGGTTGTCCGAGCTCCAGCAACAAGCGGAGCTCGCCAAGATCGCAACGGCGCTCCAGCAAGCGCGAAACGAGGAACGGCGGCTCGAGATCGAGGCTCGTCGTGTAGAAGCGGAAATCGAAAATCAGCGTCGAGAGCTTCGGTTGAAGCTCGCCCAGACGCGCAACGGAGGTTGATCATGGCAGACGAGGAAGATCGGGGCGATCAGGTTACTGAGGAAGAGGTCGAAGAGACTAAGACCGAAGAGGTCGAGGAGCCTAAGGCTGAAAAAGAGGAGCCTGAAGAGGAACCGACTAGCGGGATGACGGTCCCCTTGTCTCGTTTCAAGGCCCAGAATCTGCGGCTTCGGGAGATGGAAAAGGAGCTGGAAGAGCTGCGGGCTGCTCAGCAGAAGGCAGCCCCACAAACGAAGCCGGACGAGAAGGAGGTTCCGCGGGATTTCGACCAGGAGCTCGAGGCTGCAGAAGCCAAGTTGGAAGCGGCTCTCAAGGACAACGACGCTGCGGCGATCATGGCTGCGAATCGTGAGATTCGGGCAGTTGAGCGTGCCCAGCACAAGGCTGAGCTCGATGCACTTCGACAGACGGATCAGGAAACGCAGAATCAGCTCGCAGACCGGGCATTCGAAGAGACGCTGTCGTTGATCGAATCGTCCTTTCCTGAGCTCGACCCGACTTCGAGTACGCACAATCCATTGAAGACTCAGCTTGTGCAGGACTTGCTTCGGTCATACGAGGGGCAAGGAATGTCCTCGGATGATGCGCTGCTTCGAGCAACGGCGATGGCGTATCCTGAGTCGGATCTCGCCAAGGATCTGCTTGGGGCTCAGGAACGCAAGCAGGCGCAGGACGCGCAGCAGACTGAGACCGGCAAGCGGGGACTCAAGGAGAAGCTCGACGCTGCCAGTCGCACCCCCCCGAATCTCAATCAAGCTGGCGGGGAGAACTCGGACCGGGCTGGAGTCCAGGGAGAGTTGGATCCGACCAAGCTGACGGACGAAGAGCTGGATAAGCTCCCGCCCGAAGTGCTCAAGCGATTGCGGGGGGATACCATCGCAGCTTGACGTTGTCAAATGAATGGACCTAAGCTATCTTGTAGAGGCGCTATCCGAATTACGGACAGAGTCTGTGGAACTCAGACCGCCTCTTTAATTCGACTTGCTGGCGTAACCAGCTCGGGGTCGCGGCCCGATATCACCGACGTAGCTCGTAACCGGCGACGAAACAGCGGACCAACTTCGATGTTTCAACAGGAGACTGAATCGTGGCAAGCACGAATTTCGGCCTGCTGACGACTGAGCAGAAGACGGTCTGGGAACGTACGACCTGGAAGCAGGGGCGTAACGCGAACTTCTTCGAGCGGTTTGTTGGTGGGTCTGGCGCAATGGTTCATCGGGTCGATGAGTTGACTCAGGATGAACGAGGTACTCGGGCTGTTTTGACTCTGGTGGCGGATCTCGAAGGTGACGGCGTCGTTGGTGACAACGAGCTGGAAGGCAACGAGGAAGCGATCAAGGCGTACGACAAGGTCATCAACATTGACCAGATGCGTCATGCCAACAAGTCGAAGGGCCGGATGGCAGAACAGGGTTCTGTGGTTCGGTTCCGAGAGCAGTCGCGGGATGTTCTGGGACATTGGGCTGGAGACCGTCTGACTCAGCTCATGTTTCTGACTCTTTCGGGAGTGCCGTACAACAAGACAACTGCGGATGGAACTCGAGTCGGGTCTCAGTTTCCTCAGCTAGCCTTTGCGGCGGATGTTGCGGCTCCGACGGCCAACCGGCATTTCCGGTTGGATGAGTCGTCGGGCAGTGTCACTCTGGAGGCAGGAGACACTTCGGCGGTTGCGGCGAACGACATTCCGACGTTCGACATGCTGACGTTGATGAAGGCCAAGGCTCAGGAGCAGCTCATCAAGCCGATTCGCGGCGAAGGTGACCTCGCTGGTCTGGAGACTTACTTCGTCTTCATGACGCCGCAAGGTATGGCCAAGCTCAAGATGGATAGCCGTTTCCATCAAGCGCTTCGGGACGCCATGCCACGTACGCCGAACAACCCGCTGTTTCGTGGGGCGAACGTGTACTTCATTGATGGCATGGCCATCTATGTACACAACCACGTTTATCACTCCTCGACCTGGGGAGCGGGCGGCGACGTACTCGGACAGGCGGTGCTGCTTACGGGGGCGCAGGCGATTGGATTCGCAGATATCGGTATTGGCAACTGGGCCGAGAAAGAGTTCGACTTCGGTGCCAAGTCCGGTATTGCGTACTCCAAGATTCTGGGGCTGCTCAAGCCGCAGTTCCGGTCCTCCGTCACGGGCACGGTCGAGGATTTCTCGGTAATCCGTGTCGACACGGCCATTTGAGGAGGACTGATCATGGCGACGGAAAATTTCGAGCTGAGTAAGGCTCAGCGCCAAAATGTCCTGGCAACGGCAGTTCGGTTTGCTGGATCGGATGTGGGAGCGGACTTCGCTGCTACGAGCGTCAAGTTCGAGGTTCCACCGAATGCGGTTCTGCTTCGGGGGAACTTGCTCGTGTTGACTGCGGATGGAGGTACGTCTCCAACCTACAATGTCGGAACGAGCGCAGACGAAGACGCGTATGGGCAGAACCTCGATATCGACGGTACTCCGGCGTCGGTTCCGCTTACTGGGATTCCAGCCAAGCTGGCAGAGGGGACTACCCTCGCTGTGTCCCATGGAACTGGTACGATCGCGGGAGATGGGGACTTCCTGCTCGTGTTGGAGTATGCCGTCGAAGGCCGAGGCAATGAGGTCTTCGGGTAAGAGAATGGCGTGGTAAGGGGTCGGAGTTACTGGGGGCGTTAGCGCCCCCTCTTTTTTTGGAGAATAGCAAATGGCAGAATCATCTACGCTTCCTTCTGGGTTCATTTACATGACTTCGGAACACTCCTTTCGGTTGACTGGTGATGGTCGAGTCCTGCTTTTTGGGCCGGAGAAGATCGTGCCGGTGCCCAAGTCATTGCAAGCTGCAGCGCTCGCTCATGGGGCGTATCCGCTGGACGGAGAGCCGGCAGTAGCTACGAACGACGAACCTGATGTTCGCAAGGATCCATCCAGTGAGGAGTACCGAGCTGCAGTGCGTGTAGCGGCCGAGTCGCTTCTAACAAGTAATCAGCCCGCGGATTTCGGAGCGAACGGTAAGCCCTACGTCGAGGCATGGGAGCGCGAGCTTGGGTGGAAGCCGATTCAGAGCGTGCGAGATGCGATCTGGGACCGCGCTAGCGGGGCCTGAAGATTTAGCGGGGCCTGAAGATTTAGCGGAGGTTGAATATGACCCTCGAACAGCTTTTCGAGCAATTCCGATCTGATGTGGATGATGTCCGCACTCCTTTTCTTTGGAGTGATGCAGATTTGGAGCGCTATTTCAATTGGGCGCTCGAAAAGCTGGCCGAGGACACTCGGTATTACCTGGATCGAGAGACGTACAGCGGTCTGACGATCACCGAGGGGCAGCCCAAGATCGCTGCTACCAGTGAGAACTTCCTTGGTCGCATTATTTTCATTCAGCGCGCTGTGCTTGGGTCTACAGGCCGGCAACTTGCGGTCAAGTCCATGAATCAGGCGGATGAAGCAGTATCGTGTGATGATGACTACGGCCATCGACACTCATTCAGCTCTACCGCCTGGGAAACGGATACCGGAGTTCCTCGTCTGATCATCACGGACTATTACGACGATGGGTCGCTGCGCATCGGCCCTGTTCCGAATGCCGACGACACGGTTTCCCTGTGGGCACATCGCCTTCCCCTTTCAGAGATCAGCTTTACTGCGAATAAGGAGGCGACACTCGAGGAATTGGTTCGGCTCCGGTCGCACAACCATGAGCTTGCTCTGCTTCAAGGCATGAAGTCACGAGCGTTTCTGAAGGACGACCCGGAAACGCATGATACGGCGATGGCTGATGATGCCTTACTTCGATTCGCTGCTGAACTGGTAGAGATCAAGCAGGAGGTCGAACGTCGACGTCGTCCTGCCGGTGTTGTTCGTTATGGAGGCTTGTGATGGCTTCTCGTAAGAACAGCAGCCGGGGAAATTTCACTGCGTTTCGCGGTCTCCAGAATGCACGGGGGCTGGACCAAGTCGAGTTTGGGGCGTTCTTCGAAACCGAAAACACGGATATCACGCGTAGCAACAAGCCAGTGCGGCGCCCTGGACGGACTCGGATTTTCTCAGGAGAAGTCCTGGATATCTGGGGAGACGGTACGGTGAGTCTGTTTTTGACCGCATCGGGGGAGCTCCGTCAGTTGTTTTCTGACGCTACATCGGCTGTGCTGCGCTCTGGGGTAACTGGGGCTGGTCGATTGGCGGCGGTTCGCGTGGCTAATACGGTGTACTGGGCCTATGGGACTCACCGAGGGGTGCTGGAAGAGGGGCGTGATCGGCCATTCGGACTCGATCAGGTGTTTCCTGCTGGAGTCGTTGAGCTTCCTGCTTCCCAACGGCTGGCTGCAGGCACATATCGGTATGCCTGGGCAGTTGTGACCGGGAATGGAGAGGAGGGTCCGATCGGGATTCGTGGCGCATTCGAGCTAACTGACCGTGGAGGGGTTGAGCTCGTTCCTCCGATCCCAGTTGACCCTCGAGCTACGCGAGTCCGTGCGTTCTTGACTGAGGTCGACGGAACTAACCTGTTTCGTCTCGGTGAAGTCGACGCTCCTACGAATACTACGGAACAGGGGCAACGACACGTCGAAGCTATGCCCTTGCTGCAGGCAGTACGGCCTCGACGGGAAGACTTGGAACGACTCCCTCCCTTTGCCGACGCCCATATTTACAACGGTCGGCTCGTGGTGGCTTACCAGAACTTCGTGCTGTTTTCGGAGCGGTTTGACTACGAGTATTTCAATCCTGCTGAGATGTTCATCCCCTTCTCGAGTCGAGTGAATATCGTAGCTCCGGTGAAAGGAGGAGTGTTCGTAGGTACAGATACGGATCACTTCTTTTTGCGCGGGGACGATTTGGTTAGAGCAGCGCTGGATCACAAAGCGGATTACGGCGCTGTTCCTCGCACAGTGGATTATCTCGAGCAGAAGGAACATGGGTTTGAAGTGGCCGACAGGGTAGCTGTTTGGATGGGCCACCGCGGTCCTGTGTTTGGACTACCCGGAGGGCAGATGGAAGATACTGGAGACGGAGTCATTTCGTTTCCTTCGAATGTAGTGCATGGAGCTGGTGCTGTACGTAAGCATAACGGCGATGTGCATTACGTAAGCGTGATTCGACACTCGGAGTAGGCACATGGCGATTCGTATTTCTAATGCTCTTCGTACTGCTGTGATGGTTACGGGGTCTGCGAAGAGCCGGTTGGACGGCGGGTTCCTCTATTTCTTTTCTGGTACGCAGCCGAATTCTGCGGAGGATGCCGCAGTCGGAACTTTGCTGGCCGTGGTTTCGATCGACGGGGCAGGAACGACTGGGCTGACATTTACGACCGGGGATAATCCGGGAGAAATGAAGAAGACCGTAGCGGAAGCATGGCAAGCCACAGGGCTTGCAGACGGCTCGGCTCGTTGGTGGCGGTTTCAGCGTCTGGATACGGATGAGGCGACAACCCGAGCAGCGGCTCTGGCTGCGGCTGGAGGGACCACGGAGCGCATGGATGGAAATATCGGCACTTCCGGAGCGGATCTGGTTGCTGCCAACATCTCCATCGCACTCAATGCGCCGCTGACGACCAGCAATCTGGTAATTCGGTTGCCTGCTAGCGTGAGCTGATTCCTGTGGGCTGGGATCCTACAAATAAATCGGCGGATGCGATTATTGAGTCTTCGGGCTCAGGGGTTGCTAACGATGAATTTCGAGAGGACGGAGTAGGAACTGGAGACTGGGCGCAAGCAGTCTCCTCATTTACGCTGTCAGGAAAAGTCTACTTTGAGTGGACGGCGTTCAATGATGGCAGTGCTGATATCGAGGCTCACGTAGGCGTAGTAAATGAATCGTGGGATGAAACCAGTCAGTCCATAGGAATTGGTAGGGATGCAGGAAACTCATTAGCAAACACGATTTCAAAATCTGTATCGACTGTAAATAGAAAGTACAAAGATAATTCATTCACCGATCTCAGAACGAATGACCCAGGGGATGTCCAGGGGTCGGTCTTCATGCTCGCTTTCGATGTCGCTACAGGCGATATCTGGTTTGGTGAGGGCGGTACTTGGCACGAAGGAGATCCAGCAGCAGGAACCGGGGCTTCGCTGAATCTCACCGGAACTACGTTTCGTCTCGGGGCTTCGTTGTTTGATAACGAGGGGAACGGAGTTCGGGGGTTCTTTAACGCCAGTTCACAGACCCATACCCCTCCCACTGGGTTTAGTGCTCCTGAGTCAGATCCTGCTACCCCCCTCGCTCCCGCTAACCTGGAGCAGACTCAAGAAACCACCCAGTCCGTCCTCGATGCGGATCCGGATTTCCTGGCCCCTGCAGCTCTCGAGCAGCTCCAAACACTGAGCCAGCCGTCGCTCGATCCCCGGATCTCCCCTGCAAATCTCGAGCAAGCCCAAGAAGCAACGCAGCCCGTCCTGTCTTTCACCGAACTGCTGGCCGCGAACAACCTCGAACAGACACAGGAAACGACTCAGCCAGGGCTCGAGTTCACGCCGGTCAATTATTCTGGAACTGCGGTACTGCCTTGGCTGGTATCCGGTGCTGGGTCATTCATTGTCGGAACCGGATACCAGGGAACTCCCGACCTCCCGGCAATCGATGCCGAGCTGTTCGATGGGTACCAGGGGAATGTCGGGCTTTCGCCAATCAGTGCGAGCGGAACTGCAGAATTCGGACTTCTGCTGAGCGGAACCTGGACACTGCCGGCTATCCGGGCCGTAGCTACAGGCGCAGTTGATGGGGACTTCGGAGGGATTGTCTCCCTTCCTGTGGTCACGGCCTCAGGAACTCTGCTCAGTGGAGGAGTGTATTCGGGTGATTTTGTAGTTCCTGGGTTGGTATCTGAGGGAATCTTCGTTCCTGAGGTCGTAATCAGCGGAACTTGGGTTTTACCCTCGGTGGGTGCCGACGGAGTGCTACTGACGGGATCACTGTTCTCTGGAACTACGGCTCTTCCCTGGCTGGTCGCAGAAGGTCAGTTCGAAAATGCGCTGCAGCTCCTGTATTTCGCCCTCAGCACGAACGCATTCAATCGAGCCCACGGAAAATACACCCAGACTGAGTTCAACGGGCTTGCTCGGCTTGGCACTAAAACCTACGCCGCCATGAGTGATGGGCTGTATCGGCTGGATGGAGAAGATGATGCGGGGGTGGCTATTGAGGCGTTCTTCACTCTTGGTTTCGAGGATTTCGGTATCGAGGCGGTGAAGGGAAATCGGGTGGCGTACCTCGGGTATACTTCCGACGGCCCCATGGAGCTCTTCATTCGAACGGATACTGACGGAGAAGATCCGCACTGCTACTCAGTCGAGGCCCCTCATAGCGGGTTTTCTGTGGCGGAGTCTCCGGCCAGAGTCAAGCTTGGGCGAGGACTCCGAGGGCGCTACTGGCAGCCCGGCATGCGGAATGTTAATGGGGCAGATTTCCGGATTGACCGGATCGGCCTCGGTATCTGGCCTTCTTCGAGGAAACGATGATGTCTACCAAGAACGGCGAAAAGCGGTCTCCTACCTCTCACCGAACTCCGTCCCAGATTGTAGCGCATGGGCGTACGTATCAAGCTTCCGAGCAGCAGAAGAAGAACCGGGCGCTACGAAACAAGGCTCGGGCTGCTGCGATGCGTGCAGGGTTGGTCAAGAAAGGGGATAACATGGATGTGGCTCATAAGCGGTCGCTTATGAAGGGCGGGTCGAACCAGTCTACGAACGTGACTATCCAGCCTCGGTCCAAGAACCGGGCTCACGGGACGCGATTCAAGGGCAAGTAAATGGCGAATACGGTCTCAGTCAGCGCAATTCGTGATGCATCCAGAGCCATCACGAATACTTGGGCGACAGACGCTACTCGGTTTCTGGGTATTCTCGAAAGTCAGGCGGGAACCCTGCTCGATGTCATTTTGCCGGATGTTGATTTCAGCATTCCGGATACTCCGTTCGAAAGCACTCTGTTCAATCGGCTTGGTCAGGAGCCTTCCGTTCCGGTTGGATCTTTGTTCGTTTCTCCATCTACGGAGCCAGGGGCGTTCTCTTCCTTCACAACGGTTGACACTCCTGAGTTGGTACCGATGCCGGGGTTTGATCTGGCCTCTCCTGCAATCAACCTCCCTACGGCCCCGGAGCTCGAAGTGCCCAGTGTTCCGGCCGCTCCAGTAGTTGATCAGATCACGCTACCTGTTTCACCTGTATTGGATCTTCCTACGGCCCCTACATTGGAATCTGTGGTTTTTCCGGATGCACCGACCCTTTCTCTACCTACGTTCTCCGAGGCGGCCCCACAGGCGCCTACGAGTTTTCTTCAGACTACGACCTTCTCTTTTCAAGATGAGGCGTTCGACGAAGAGTTGCTGAATAGTATCCGCTCCAAGCTTCGTACGGATGTTACGGCCGGAGGGTATGGGATCGAGCCGGATGATGAGGAAGCTCTCTGGGCGCGGTCTCGCGATCGGGAAATGACCCAGCTCGAAGCGGCTGAGACGGAAGTAGCGGATCGCTTCGCTCGGGCGGGATACTTCGTCCCTCCCGGGGCTATGCTTGCTGCGTTCAATCAGGTCCGGTCGGATGCGGAGAATCGGCTGTCCGAAGCGAACCGGCAGATTTCGACCACGCGGGCTCAGCTCTTTCGGGATAACCGCCAGTTTGCCATGCAGCAAGGTCTCTCTGTGGAGGAGGCTCGTATGCGGCACTGGGGATTCCGGATGGAGCGGGCTTTGAACGCCCAGCGGTTTGCTGCCGAGTTCGGTATCGCCGTGCATGATGCGAGCATCCGGAAGTTCAATGCGGAGCTTCAGCGCTATCTGGGGATTGCCCAGGTTCATCGAGATCAGTTGCAAGCGGCTCTCACTCAGATTCAGATCTTCGAAGCCGAGGTTAGGGCGGCGGTTGCTCGACAGGAGTCGAATCGTCTGGACGTAGAGCTTCATCAAGCGCTTCTCCAAGCAGCAAATACTCGGGTGCAGTTGTTCGAATCACAGCTTCGAGCAGCTTCGATTGCCGCCGATCTTCAGCGACTGAAGGTGGATGTGTATCGTTCGGAGATCGAAGCGTTCACTTCTCGTGTGCAGGCCAACGAATCCCAGTTTCGTACTTTCGAATCCGGAATTCGAGGGGAGCAGGCGAAGGTCGACATTTTTCGGGCTGAGGTGGCGGCCTTCTCTGACCGGGTTCGGGCAGCAGGTATCGAGCAGTCTGCTCGTAATGAGCGTACTCAGGCTCAGATTTCGAAGCGGCGCGAAGAGCTGAACGAATACCAAGCAGCTATTCAGCGCCATCAAACGAATGTACAGGCGGAATCGGAGCGAGTGCGGGCTTTGTTGCAACGATACTCGACCGATACGAACGTGTTCCAGGCCGCTGTGGCTGGCTATGACGCTCTTACTCGAGTAGCACTGACCGAGTCGCAAGCCCAGATCCAGGCTATTCAGGAGCAGACGCGGCGACTGCAAACCAACGCGAATATGGAGCTCGAGGCAGTGAAAGCCTCGCTTACTGCACAATTTAATGCGGCAAACGCGGGGGCTGAGATCAGCACGGGAGTTATCTCTGCCGTAGAGAGTACCTTCCGTGGCTTCGCTATTGAGAATCAGGAGACCTGATCATGTCCAGTTCGGAAGACGATATTCGCCGGCGGTTGAATCGTACTCAAGCTACTCGCGCCTCTCCGGAACAGATTCGGCGGCGAGTCGCAGCGCGAGCCCGCCGAACGGCCCAGGCTCGGCCCCAGCCCCAGCCCCAGCCCCAGCCTCAGCCTCAGTCCCAGGCTCAAGCCCAAGCTCGGCCTCAGGCTCAACCCAATCCACAGGCCCAAGCTCGGCCTCAGCCTCAGTCCCAGGCTCAAGCCCAAGCTCGGCCTCAGCCCCAGCCTCAGCCCCAGCCTCAGCCCCAGGCTCAGACCCAGCCCCCAGGAGCAGCCAGTCCTCAGGAAGCCCGGGCGGGGAGACTGGCTCGCGCGGGCGAAGGGGCCCGGAATTTTGGCAGGGCCACAGGGCGTCTAATTGGAGGGGCGTTGACGCCTGATCTAGCTCTTCGTGCTGGGCAGGGAGCGGGGCGAGCGATTACACAGGGGTTCTTCGGCGGGGACA